TACTGGAGCGACTGGATTGACAGGTGCTACTGGTGATGTTGGTGCTACTGGCGCTACAGGTCCAGTTGCTGGCGCAAATACAGAAATCATATTCAATGATAATAGTACAGCAAATGGTAATAGTAATCTAACTTATAATAAAACTACAAATGAATTATTTGTAGGTGGCACTGCCAATGTTGTTGGTAATATTACACTTACTGGTACATTGAATGTTTATAGTGATAATGCTACAGATATTCAGGCACAGATTGATGGTAATACAGCAAATCGCAGAAGCGTATTTGTACGAGCAGGCAATATTAGTAATATTACAGCAAGTAATACTATTGCTGGCCCTATAACACTTATTGCCGGTGCTGCTAATAGCACAGATACTGGTAATGTATGGATAGCAAGAGGTGGCGCTATGGCTGCGGTTGGTGGTACGGCTACTACTGCTAATGGTAACGCTACAGGCGGCGGACTCACTTTCCAAGGTGGCCTTGCTAATAGTAATGTTGTTGGTAATGCGACTGGAGGAGGAGGACTAATTCAAGGTGGACCAAGTTTTACAGAAAATGGCACTTCTAATGGAGGACAATTTCAAATATTTGGCGGTGCCGGTACTGCTAATAATATAGGTAATAGTAATGGCGGTCTTATAAGAATGACTGCTGGTGCTGCTACTTCTAATACTGGTTTGGCTAATGGCGGCACACATTTTATTATTGGTGGTAATGCTACATCAACGAATGGTAATGCTACAGCCGGTGGCTTCTTATTTACCAGTGGTAGTGCTAATGCGCCTAATGGAACTGCTACATCTGGCGATATAAGAATTAGAGTAGGTCAAGTAAATGGTGCTAACACAGTACAAGGTAGCATCAATATTGGTATAGAAACAACAAATAGTGGTGGTGTTGGTATTCCAGGTTCTATCACTATTGGCTCTACATCTACAAATGTCAATATGAGAGCAAATGTTTATAACCATCAAGGTAATACACTTGATATTAGTGGCAATACTACATTTCAAAATAATCTCAATATCAATGGAAATGTAACATTACAACAATCAGGAAATGCTATACGACTTGGATCAAGTCCAGTTGCTGGCATATTATGGGGTAATGGTCAAGCAGACCTTGCTAATATAAATGTTACTGGTAATATTATAACGAATGATATAACAAGCAATACAGTCAACACATATTTGACTGCTACAGCAAACTATGTTGTAGCAAACTACAATGTAACTGCTAATCAAAATGTTATAGCAAACAACAATATTACGGCAAATGGTACGATTACTGCTAATAATAGTGTTGTCACAGCAAATATAAATGTTACTGGTAATTACTTTGCCAATGGTGCGGATTCACAAATCAATCTAAACAATAAAGCATTTTTACGAGCAAATAATGGCCAATTACAGTTAGATACTATTGATCAAAATGGTGGTATTCAACTATTTTTGAGGCAATATCTTGGTGCTCAAACACAACCTGCTACAACATTGTATAGTTATGTCACTGGTGGTAATGTTGGTAATATTGTTCCTATAGGAAATGGATATTCTATATATGATCAATCAATACATACTTCCTTAGATAGTGTCAATACTGATGTCAAGGTAGCACAATATAGTTCAAGTATTGATTACAATGATGGTAGTAATATTGCTATCATAACAACTTATAATGGTGGATATGGTCCAAGCGGTAATACATATAGTAGATTTAGTTTAGATTATGGCATTTTTTCTACAACAGGTAATGCTTTTACTGGCAAAGATTTATTTGTTGGTACAAGTCAGTATCTTTCACCGATCGGAAACACTACTGGTAATGTATATGCTAATGGTCTATATGCTAATACCGCTAACATCGGCAATGGTAACGCTATAATCTATGCTAATGGTTATATCTCAACTACAAACAATATAAATGTTGGCAATGGTAATATAATTGTAAAAAGTGATGGCAATATTGCTTTTGGCAATATTGGCAACATGGCTTCTTACTACGATAATACTTTTAGTGCTTATACATTGGCTTTGACTGGACCAATGTATGATGCTAATAATGTACCTACTCAGATGTATTTTGGTATAAGTAATGATTATCCAAACATTACAAGTTATAGTCAATTTACAGGTATTGCTGCCGCCGAGGGCTCTGTTGATATACAATGTTTTCTAACTTCTAACGGATTACTAAACACTACGCTTTTCCGTGCTAACCGCATGCAGACCAATCAAGGTTTCGTAGCAAGAGGTAGCAGCACAAATCCTATACAATTGTATCGTCAAAATAGTAATAATAATTTATATACTATAACTGCTAACGCTACACAAGCAAGCATACTTGGCGATATGACATTCCAAGGTCGTACTGGCAATACTATTGGTAGTGCTAATGCTACAATCTATGCTAATGGTTATATCTCAACTAACAATGAGATTGATTACTTACGCACATATGGTAGTTTCACAAGCAATGCTACACAAACAAGTGCCGGTGCTAATAGTATCAACTATATGACACTAAACAATGATGAAGGCAGCAATGGTGTCAGCATCGTAAGCAGTAGCCAAATCACTGTAGCAAGAACTGGATTGTATAACATACAGTTTAGCAGTCAAATCATACATGATACAAATCAAAGTGCTAATGTTGAAATATGGCTAACAAAGAATGGTAATAGTATAGCAAATACTAATACAAGATTGACATTGACAAAGGATGAAGCAACTGTTGCTGCTTGGAACTTTGTTGATAATGTAACAAGTGCTAACACATATTATCAACTTGCTTGGGCAAGCCCTGATACTAATGTTGAACTTGTAGCAGTTGACGCAGCAAACACTATTGCTAATGTTGCTATACCAAGTGTTATCGTAACAGTAACACCAGTAGGCGCATAATGGAAAGTGTCATAGCGTGGGTAAAAAGTCTACCAACTTTCTTAGCAAATTTAGTAGATATTTTATTGATAGCAGTTGTATTCACAACTGCTTTCACGCTAATACTTGGTGTATGGCTCGGCTTTGCTATAGTTCGTAAACGCATGAACCATATCGTTGAGATACAGTTCTTTCCACCCAAGATAACATTTCGTGATAAAGGTGATAAATAGTATTGTGGGATACGGTAATATTCTGATATGCTTATCTAAAATCCTATTACGATCTACGCCATAGATCGCTTCCGTTATAGTATCCCACACTATCTTTATAAATTTTTATAACCTGTATAAATACAGTTGAACATTTTGATTATATCCTAATTTATATTGTTGGCGCCCATATAGAAATATATGGGCTTTTTTATATAACTCGCACAACCTTTCGGTGTAGTGTTTGTCGCACAGCGATGAGTTATTTAGGATTGTTGCTCTTCCGGGGAGCAAACGATGAACCGAGTACTATATCTGTACAAGTACCTTCTACACGGCAAACATCGTTATTACATTCAACTTTTTTCCAGTTTTTTGGGTCTTGGCACTCGTAACGATAACGGTATTCACAACCTACAAGGAAAAAAGGAAATAAAAGGAAAAAGGAAATAATTATTTTTTTCATACTGCCCCGATTTCAGGGCCCATTCGGGACCAGATAGGATAAAAAACTAATGGTGGGTTAGGCCCATTAGCACCCTTACCCTGCTTTACAGCATCAAACTTATTTAGTGAATACTAATAAGTTTTGTGTGAACCAACCCATATATCTACCTTGATAGCAATAGGTTTTTAGCAAATCTTCCATTAGATAGTTTCTACGCATCTTTTTAGTAGCAAGAAACTTTTCGCTCCAATATTCTTTTGGTTGACAATTGATATGCCCAACACCACCTTGCCCCGGTATAGCAGCAGTAAAGATTAGTGTATCAAGAAACATGGTAGATACCTTTTCAACAAGGTCATCATTGTATTCACTATCAATATGCTCAAACACTTCAAGGCATATACAAGTATCAGCAACAAATCTTGTATCTAAAATATTATCACGAAATAGATTTTTCTTGCCAACAACACGCTCATCAGTATCAAAGCCAAAACAATTGATACCAACATCGTTGATACTATCTACGAAATGTCCAGGACCACAACCGATATCTAATACCATATTTGGTCTGATGATATCTCTAATAAAGATTGCTAATCTATCTGCGAATGGTTTTTCTTCCACGCTTATTGCGTCATAATTGATTTGTTCCATATATTTATTTATATCAAAATAAAAAATGTAGCGATTTGGGCGCACTCGCTACAGGTGTTATGACTTTTATGGCGTCACCCTTGCCGCACACGGTAACAACTGACGATGTAATATCGTCATCAAAAATATTTAGTTTAGATTACTCATATCAGTATAAAGTTCTGGGTCAAACACAAGCACCATATCAAATTTATCTGTTGGTAATTTTTCAACAACTTCTTTTGCTTTGAGTTTATACCACATACGCCATTTATCATATGTGTCATAATCTACAATGTAAAACATAGCATCATCAGTAGAGTTTTTCATTATTGTAGGCTCACAAAAACTTCCAACTTGTATAATGATGCTGTGTTTTATACTAACACCGTCTTGAAATAACCATAATGTTGTTTTTTTCATAGAAAGATCGGGCTGAGTTACCTCAGCCCTTTCTGTTTTATTTTCTTTTCAAGTCATCAATCAATATTTTGCTATATCTATTGATTGCTTGTAGCATCATACTACGATTTGGTCTTGAGTAATCTTCCGGCAATCTTGCTTTTGTGATTGTTACTCCATAGCATATTTTGCCTACATCTCTTTCCATATTCATAATATCGTGAGCCAGTTCTAACTCATCTTCACAGAATTTGCTAACTGTATCACCATTTACTACATAACTAAATTTATAACTCATTTGTGCGACTCCTTGTTGTAATAATACTTATCTTTATTTATCTATTTGATAAAAAAATTACAACGCACCTCGTTCGGCATTACGCTTCTCACGCACAGTTTGACTAAGTGACTTGCCAGATACTGGGTCAATATAAGGAGCCTTCTTGAACTTGCTGTCAATGCCAAAAGCAGGATTTTCACGATGACGACTGATAACATTCATGATTTCCCATGCCAAATCTATAGCATGGTCCCATTGATCAGGATGCGAACAATCACGCATATCCTTAGCACAATACTCAAGACGAGTTAGCAACTCAGAAATGGGCATATCATACATTTGCTCGGTACGAAACTTATACATAGTCATAAATCACCTCATCAATATATCGTAGCAACTCGCTACATTGTCTATATTACACACATTTGTATCCAGGGTCAAGAACTATAAATCCAACAAAATCAATGACTTACGAGTGTTATACTGTTGTATAACAGTAGAATTTTACCCAAAAATCACCAAAAAACATGGATTTTTTTATGTTTTCGTTTGAGAAGTATAAATAAAGATGTAGATGTTCATTGATTACACTCCCTACAGCGCCCAAGTGTTTGAGCATTTGGGCGCTACTTTCTCAAAAAAGTGTGAGTGTGATAATGACAAACAGGAGAGAAAAAATGAACAAGAAACAAGTGACTTATACATTAGAAGAAGTCAAACAAAAGATCGTTGATTATACCGAAGCGATGGATGTTGCCTATAGTGTCAGAGATGGCAATCTTTATATGATGTATAAAGATTTGCGTGATACTTTTATGGAACGCTATCACAATATGCTAACGGAGAAACAACGATGTTCAACAAAGAACTCAAACAAATAACCAACTGGCGTTATTGTAACATACGCAATCTTGATAAAGCCCCATTAGATAATGGTTGGCAGAATAAGCCATTGACATTGGATCAAGTCTGTACTGATAATATTGGCTTGATACTTGGCAAACATAGCGGAGGTGTCTGCGCTATTGACTTTGATGGCGAAGAAGCGATTGATCACTGGACTAAAACATTTGGCATAGACATATCTACACTTGACACAGTGATGTGGAGTAGTGGTAAGCCATATCGCTGCCAAGCAGCATTTAGTGTTGATAGTGAATATTGGGATGTATTGAAACGCAAAGTTGTAAACAAACTTGAGTTTCGTTGGAATGGATGTCAAAGTGTATTGCCACCAAGCAAACTTAGTGATGGTCGTGAATACTTTTATATCAATAGTCCAACTACACATATTGTACAAAGATTACCAGAACCAGTATTGACTTATTGGTTACAACTAATATACGAAGATATGCGTGAGATACCTGTGATAGATACAGTAGCATATCAAAATCAATATGATGAAAAGTTCATAGACGAACTATTGTCACGCATACAACCTAAAGTTGGTAACTTGCGTGGTGATTATGATGTATGGCGCACTATTGCTTGGGCAGTATGTAGCCAGCTTGGTACTATGAACAGTAAACATCTGTTGATGAAGTATTGGCCAGATAAAACAAAGAAAGAAATCAAGACACTAAACAGTTGGAAACCAAGTGTGCGTGGTCCTGGTATTGGCACGCTTATAAAGATGAGTGGTATCAGTAAGTTAGAAAAAAGAATGTTAGAATTACAATATAAACTTAGGAGATAAAAATGAAAGAGTTAGAACAATTGAATAAGACAATGACAGTAATCGCAGAAAAATTGACTATATTGAGTATGCCAAAACATTTGCGTGAAAAACAAAGAGATTTTTTTCGTATTATTCGTGTACAAAAAAATTGTTATAAACTAAAAGCAGAAGCAAAAAGAGAATATGATAATAATCCTACATTAGAAAACAAACAAAAATTAGAAAAATATGAAAATAAATGTCAATCGTTTAGTGAAAAATATTGGGACCTAAGAGACCAGGGTTGTGAGGAAATAACAAATGACTAATGTAATAAATCTACAAACACCAAATGGCGAAGAAAAGGCTTATATTGATTTACAACAAAAGATTGATAAACTCAAGGCTACTATCAGTAATCAAGAAAAAGAATGTTTAGAGATTGACAATGAAGATAGTAAATTAGCCATACAAGAAGCAGAAGTCAGTAATAAAAAAGAGCGTGATGATATAAAGAAAACACGCAAGATATTACAGGCTAATGTAAAGTCAATGAGAAAAAGCATTGACAACAATAAAGATTTGCTAAAGCAAGTAGAGATACAGTTTGGTCAAATAAAAACTACTATCAAGCGTGAGTTTGTCACACAAGCAAGCGAAGAAAACGCAAAGAAGGTCTTTGAAGCAAACAACATACACTATGTGATCTTTGATCAGCAATGGTGGAGTGTAGATCCAGGTGCTGGTCGTATGGATCTAAAGATCAATAGCAGCGAAACAAATGTTATCAAGGATTTGATATTTGATGACAGTGGTTGGGAAATACAAAACGAACAAGAACTAAAGCGCATCGCTAAAGAACTTGGTCGTTTCTATAAACACATTGTCAGAGATTTCAATAAAAGCAAGAGACCAGGCATTTACAATCAAATGGATACGATAAGCAAGCAATGGCTACAACCTATATATGATGTAAAACCACACGAATGTTTTAGATTGCTTACACTGTCAATCGCAGGTGGCAATGAAGATTATGCTGATCAACTTGAAAAGTTTGTAGCATATCGTTGGTGTAATCCAGAAGATGTTATGGTTCCAAACATTGACAGTTGTGCTGTAGGTGGCACTGGTCGTGAAACATTCTACAATATTATCGCTACAATCTTTACAAATGAATGCTGTGGTAGCGTTGGCGAAGAAACATTCAAGGGCACACATAATGGTGATCTATTCGGCAAGATGTTTGTCAAAGTAGACGAAAAGAATAGCAATAGCGTACCTATTGAGAAAATCAAAGAACTAACTGGTACCCTACGCTATAGACATCGTGCTATGAACAAAGACGCAAGAGATGTTGATAGATTGTTTAGTTTTATGTTCTTTAGAAATGGCTTCACAAGCACAGCAAAACTTGCTGGTACAGGCACTAGTGGCGAAGATCGCAGATTTGAGCCAATCATTGCTAGAGTCAATCTAACAAGACATGTAGCAAAACACTTTGGTCTCATACCGGATATCAATACTGTGTTGACTACCGAACAAGAGATTGCTATGAGCATATTCATAAAAGAATGGCAGAAAGAGTATTATAAGAGCGAAAAGCACATAGCAGAATGGTTAGGCTATATCATACAAAAGCATAACGCACAGATTATGACCGAACTTATACCCTTACACGGCACATACTATGATCAGATGCTAGAAAGACAAAAGCGTGGCATAGATGGATTTATGCCCAAATTTATGGATCTGTTTACTAACAGCAATAGCACAGTCATCAATATCAGCGATACACATAAACTGTACCAAATCGCTGAAAGTGTCAAAGTCACTAAAGATTGGTTCAAGAATAGTATCATGTACTGGCTAAACACTAAAATGGGCTGGGACTGTGAAGAAAGTTTGGATAATGTCTATACATGGGACGGCTGCCCAAATGACGATAGACGCAAAATGGTCATTGTCAAGAACAGATTAGATGTTCCAAAACGATTACAGTTTGACATCAATGACTTTATAGACCGTGATAGTATAGACGATAAGGGCACAACTGTGGGCGAAAAGATCAATGTGTTCAGCATTCGTGATGAATTACGGTAAAATAGAGTAAAAAGCAGAGTAGAAAAGCAGAGTAAACAGGGGTATTATAGCAATAGCAGGGATAAAAATTTTTAGAAAATATTTTTTAGAAAAGTCAAGATTTTTGTCATTTACTCTGCTATTCTACTCACTAAATCTACTCACGACCATACAGTTTTGAGTGTTTATACAGACCTATTGTATAAATACTTTATGACTAACGAAGAAGTTTTGGCAAAAGCAGTCAAACTATATGCTTGGAAGCACAAAACTGGGGGTTGGTATATACATGGTTATAAATGCCCATTTTGCTACAAGCACTATGCTAGTTTGCGTGTTGAGTTTTATAGTCATGTAAAGAAATGTAAGGGGCCAAAACTCAAGAAAAGTTTAGAGGATTAGACATGCCAGTAAGAAAAGTAAAGGGTGGATATCAGTGGGGTACACAGGGTAAAGTGTACAAGAAGCGTGAAGATGCTGAACGCCAAGGCAGAGCAGCATATGCTAGTGGATACACTGGCGGTTATCATAAAAGGAAAATGAATAAATGAACACATATGAATTATTTCGTGAAGATGGCATCACTTGGGTATCAATAGAGAACCTAATGAATGATGTCAATGACGCATTGGGTAAGATGCGTAATATTAGTGAATTAGGGCTAGATCCTAGTGATGTACAACAGTTACGCCTAAAGATTGTAGGATTAGAAGCAATCTATACATTTCTAGGTGGACTAGTCACAGAGCAAAATCTAAAAGAGTTGCGTGAACAATATGGAGTAAAAGAAGATGACATTCATATCGTCCACTAAAACTATGCGTAATTTGGAACGCATGACAGTAGAACTGAGTCCGTTCCTAAACGAATGGGAACTAGATACTGTTATGGAGTTCAATAGAACCATAAGCACAAGTAAATTTGATATGAATCCTACAGTAGAAGATTGTGTAGGCCAATTCAAAATCATGTTAGGCGAAGAACGCTATATGGAAGTTGTAAGAGAATGGACTAAAAAGAATCAGCCATTGCTCAAAGAGATCGGTAAAACAATGAAGTTCCGTCGTAAAACTGACGGTACTTACTGGGATGGACTAGACCCAGAAGATAATCCCAATGATTATGAAGTCACCTATGTATGATATACAAAAGTGATGGAACATTGATCATTATAAACAAAGGAACACAACAATGCTTGGAAAAGAACCAAAAAAATCAAGACACGGTGGTCCAAGACCTAACAGTGGCAGACCAAAAGGATCAACTAACAAAATCAGCCCTACTACTCTGATAAACGATTTTCATAAGACGATGGGCATGAGTTTCAGCCAGTTTGTCAATAAGAAAATCAAAGACGCAGAGACCAATGGTGATGATAACCTAGTAGCAAAGTATGTATTAGGGTTAGGAGATTATTTTGTCAACAATACACAACAGATTGATATGACAACAGGTGGCGAAAGCCTCAATACAAATTTCAATTTCCCACAGAAGGAAATAAAAGATTGGTCACATCTTCCAGTGACTATCAAGGTCAAGGATGACAAAACAAGTTGACATCCCACTCTATGGTGAACAGCAAACAATACTAAAAGATTGGCTAACGACCGATAAACATTGTATAGACATATTACCCGTAGGCAGTGGAAAAACATTTCTTGCCTCAGTAGCGTTGCCTATATTTGCTGTCAATGAGCAATATCACAAGCAAAAAGATATTATCTACTCGGCACCCACGGGAGCGATGATAAAATCTTTGATATGGGAACCATTGAAAAAATCCTGTATGGAATACTTTGGTCTAAAAGATGGTGTAGACATAAACAACAGTGAACTTACCATAAAATTTCCTAACGGCGTTTTCATACGCTGTAAATCAGCAGAGCAGCGTGAGAACTTACGCGGTCTCAATGTTGGAGTTTGGGTGGCGGATGAAGCAGCACTTTACACACAAGATACATTACAAGAAATAACTAATCGCCTCAGACCAAGAGTGGGACAACCTGACACACAAGGTAGATTGATAGTTATATCTACACCTAATGGTACTGGCCCACTCTATGATTTGTTCAAGATGGCATTAGAACGCCCAGAAAAATATGTAGTAAGGCATTACAACTATGAACAAATGCGCAGTGGTAATAAAGCATTTATTGAAGAACAAAAAAGAATATTGTCACCACTAAAGTTCGCACAAGATTATCATTGTGCCTGGGAAGTTGTTGCCGATATGTTTTTCTATAGTTTTGATAGACATAAACATACCAGTGATGAAATCATAGACAGAGGTCGTGACTTAGTTAGTTTTCACGATTTCAATAAACGCAGGATGTGCGCCGTTATCGCACAAGTAACAAATGAAGGAGAAACAAATGGAAAGATTGAAGTACTCAAAAGTTATGCGATACCTGACTGTAGTACAGAAGGTATTGCTGAAGCCATACGCATTGATTTCCCAAAGCGTAGGATCAATAGCATCATTGATATGTCAGGCACACAGGTCAACCGTGACACGACGAGTCCCTTTGGTATTACAGATAGGATCATTCTTGAGAAGTATGGTTTCACAATTGTCAATAACAGAAAAAGTAATCCTCTTATTGTTGATACTGATAACACAAGTAATGCCTTTATTAGTCGTGGCGGATTGGTTATACCTAAGACTGAACAGTTGCTCATAGAAGCCTTACAAACATATCATTATGAAGATGGTAGTCGTAAACGATTAGTAAAATATACTGAGCAAAAGTATGCTCACATTGACGGCTTAGGCGATTGTATACGATACGGTATACATCATTTATTCCCCATCACTCACACGCATAAATACAACATCAAAGAGTATGTTGGTATGGATCAACGAATACAAAGACAAAATCAGCCAGGACTTGAATACATGCCAGAAAGTCCCCTTTATCCGGGCGGCCCAACCTGGGAAGAGATTGTCAATGGCGAACCTATAGAAGAAAATTATACAACTTGGCAATAAGTTATAAGGAGAACAAATTATGTTTTATAAAAAAAGACACTATGGTGTATCATTACATCAACGAATTTTGAATCGCACAAAGATTCCAGACGATAAAAGTCAATGCTGGGTATGGACCGGCCCAGTGAATAACGCAGGTTACGGTTTGATAAAAGGTGATAGCAGCAAAGGTGATCTAAAGATGGTCACTGTACATAGAGCGATGGCAAGACATAAAGGACTTGATATACGCCGTAAAGAAGTACAGCATACTTGTTTGAACAAAGCATGTGTGAACCCTGATCATCTTGTGTTAGGTGATCCAAAAAGTCGCACAAAGCGCATCATAGAAAAACATGGTAATAATTTCATGGCGCCTAAAGAGCCTTATAAAACATGTGAGCATTGTAATGTTGAAACACATATCGTTTGGTTCAGTAGATTACATAAAGAATGTTATCCAGGCATGCTTGGTAAGTATCACAATAAAATGCGTAAGCGTGTATAAATACAATATTATATAGGGAAACAAATATGGACTTTGAAATGATGGTAGAGATGTATAACATCAGCAAGTTTTATATTCCAATGGATGACCAATATGACCTCGCCAAAGATGTCGTAAGATATCTAACCGATATGGGGCACAGTGTCAACGAAATTGATCGTGCGTTTCGTGAATTTCCTGAAATAACAAAAGCACTTGACGAATACGATGTCTATACCCAAGAAACTGAAGATGTCATGGATATGAATGTTGAAGAATATGTTGCCTATGAAAAACAAGAATATGCTGACGAAAAGTTTGGTGGCGACTATTACGAATATCTTGATGACGGTGAATAATCGTCAAGGAAAATAATCTTATGAACGCACTTGATCTTATCAAGAAAAATCCAATATATGATCTAACATATGAACAAATGCTTGCCCTGCAGTACGCATATTTGGGGGGATATGTTTTCAAAACATATGTACGCAAAAAGCGTCCAAGCGAAGATAGCAACCTCTGGAGCGATCTAATACTCAACACTGTAGCACAACCAATTTGCCGTTATATTGTTGATACCATCAATGATGTATTGTTTGAGCCAGGCATCAAGCGTGAACTAAAGTTTGCTACACCAAGCGGACAATATATCAATCCAGATAATACCGAATGGGCAGAATTATTTTTACTTGATAGTGACCTAAACAATCGCAGCCTAAATGCGTTCATGGAACAAGTAGGTGATCTTACCAGCATTTACGGGCACGCCTGGGTTTTCGTTGACATGCCAAAAGAGGGTGACGCAAATTTTGGTAGACCTTATGTTGTCGCACTCAATCCATTACATGTATGGGATTGGGAGTGGGAATGGTTCGGTGGCAAACCTATGCTCAAGTATGTCAAGGTTATGGAGACTGAAGATAAAGACGCATGGTATATGAAATGCTATCATCTTGGCACAGAGACAGAACCAAGTTATTGGACCAATTACCGTGTAGGTAAAAATGTCAACAAGAACGATGTACAAGTGATTGGCGAAGGTACATATCCTCCAGGCATGAGCATACCAGCATTTATAGCATATGGTCGCAGAGATCCAAGAAGTTTAGATGTAGGCATTAGTGATATTGACGCAGCAGCAGACGCACAGCGTGAACACTATAAACTTGAGTGTGAAGCCTACACATCAATACAATTTGCTAAAACAATCATTCGTGCCGACAAAGGTGTAAGCATACCAGTACATGCTGGTGCTATCGTTCGTGCCAGCCAAGGTCAAGTAGAATGTATTCCAGTTGACACAGGCGATGTTGATAAAATCACAAGCCGTCAGCGTGAGATACTTGAACAGATTGAAGCATTGACAGGATTAGGTGGATTACGCAACACCAAGAACCAATTGGCTTCAGGTATCGCAATCATAGAAGAACGCAAACAGTTACATCGTATTGCCAAAAGCAAAGCACGATTGATGGAAGTTGCTGAAGAACTTATCTTTACCTACGCAGCAAGATTTATGAATATGCGCTGGGCAGGTGAAGTACATTATAATACGGATTATGAAGCCCACGATACGAACTATAGATTAGCACTAATGGGTCAGGCTAAAGCGATGGTACAGAATAATCCTATCATTGATAGCCTCATTACAAAAGAAGTTATCGCAATGCTCGCACCTGCTGAAAAGATCCCGCAGTATGAGCAGGCATATATTGATACTATACCAGATCAGCAAGTCAAAGACTTGATGACTGATGACAACAAGACAATGTTATCCCGTGATCTTGGAGATCAGATACCAACATTAGCAGAGTTTGGTGAAACTGCTCCTGAATACGGTGATGACGGTGTCGCAGAAGATAATGCTTTATCTGGCTACGGCACACCGATAGTGAATACTGGACCGTCTTATTATACCAATCAGGCGGTCACGGTACAACTAAGTGGCGTCAATACAGGACGCTAAATTACGATGATTACGAACAATCAAGGAAACAATTACTATGAATGACAATACAATCGTTGGCTCCGATAGTGCCCCTGCTGTAGATCAGGCTGATAACTCTACATCTGTTGAGAACCGTGGTGTCAATCCAGGCGCTGTTCGCAAATCAACTACATCAACTATATTGAACGCATTGTCACAAGCAAGCGGTCAACAGTTTGATAGTGTTGAAGCAGCAATAGCATACATGGCAAGAACTGCGAATAATCAACGATCCGTTGGCAACGAACAGCCAGTGGACCTTCAACAGCCAACATCACGAATAGGTCGTGACGGTGTTGAAGATAATACCGACCTGCGTGAACAATTCAGTAAACTTCAGCGTGACCTCGCAAGTAAGGAGCGAGCATTACGCCAAAAAGAGTTAGATACTGAAATATTACGCAATATGGGTGACCGTTTTGATAATGATCTACAAGATTACGCACTCAGTAAAGTAAAATCTAATATTCAATGGAAGAGAGATGGAACTTATACTATCGTAAATTCTAAGGGTCAGGAACGCTATGGTCTTGATGGTAATCCACTCACAATAGCAGGCTTGATTGATGAAGTTGCTAAAGGTAATCCAAAGTTACTCAAGCAAAATAATCTTTCAAGTGGCAGCGGATTGAAACCAGGACAAAGCCAATTTGCCGGCGCGCCAGTAGATGCTATACCAGACTATTCAAAAGATCCAGCAGCATTTGATGCTTGGGCTCAAAGAATGGGATTAGGTAAAGGTACTGGACTAAAGGCAATGAAAGTAGGTGCCAGTGTTTCAACCGCCAGTAAAAAGATATTATAAGCCAAATAAAGGAGAACTCACATGGCCTATGTATTAGACGGTACAGCGAACGAAGGTGATGGATTTACTTTTGCCATCGCTAACTTCGCACTTCGTGCCATGCACGAAGCAAGTGGCTTAGTGGATATGACAACGGTTGTTGCCCCAAATCAGGGTAATCAATACTTAGTACCACTATTCGCACCAATCACTTATCAGGATTACAGCCCTAATGCTGCTCCTGGTACATCAACATCACCAGGCACAGGCTTCGGCGCTGCTCCAGGTGCTGCGTTTGAACAAACACCTTCATTAGGACAAAACACAATCACTGCCACACCAGCAGTAGCAGCAACAGCATTTGATTATTTCTATAATTGGACTACATCATTTGACTTAGCCGCAACTCTTGGTGCTGAACTCGGTGAGAGTTATGCTGAAAAGGTAGACATTCGTGTTTGCCAAGCATTTAGTGCTGCAGGTGGCTTCAAAGTAAGCCCAGGCAACGCAAACTATAGCCCAACACCAGCAGACGGCTTTGCTCGTCCAACTGCTCTTGGTGCTATGGAACTTGCCGAATCCGGCGCAACTGTAACTCCAGCAGCAGGCGGAACATTAGGTTTCAGCGCAAACAGCGTATTGGATCTAATCCGTCTTGTCAAGCAGAACTACAAAGTTGCTCGCCTACCAGGCATCCCAACTATCGTTCTTGATAGCAATGGAAACAGCACTGGTTCAGTAGCAGGACAGGTTGGTTCTTCACTAAATCGCTTGTTAGCAGAACTAACAGGTGGCGCAGTGTCACAATCAGGTGGTTCAAACCTATCAGCACTTGGTAACGAATTGCTATCAACTGGTAAGATTGAAAGCGTATATGGCTGTAAGGTCATGTTCACTACATTCCTACCAACTGCTTCACGCACATTCTTATCAAGCGGTCCATTCAATGTTCTTGTAGGCGCATACTTCCATGACAGTGCTTTGATCACTGTATTGAAGGAAGGCTTACAGATCAAGATGGGTGAGAAGCCAGGCGGACTACAAATGTGGTTGACTGGTCTTGCTTATATGGGTGCCGGTGTAGCGGATCCAAGACGCGGCGGTGCTATCAATATTCAGCAGAACTAATTGATATAGTATAGGA